ACTTCGATAAAAAGTTTGCACCGACGTATGAGAGTGTCGTAGAGCGCATTTACGCGCAGTTCCCCCAAGAGTTATTCTACTCTATCCGTATCGGTAAGCTCGGTTTCTCTGGTAACGTGATGCAAGATGCCTACGGATATTATGCAGGTGAGGTTACGAACGAGCAACGTTTTATCGAGCGTGTATTTAATAGCGTTTTCGCTCATTGGTTCGATAAGACTATGCCGCAGAACTTCTCAATTCGTCCGCTAAAGTATGTAGCAGCGGAGAGTAACAATAAGAGTAATGGAGAGTAAACACATTCTTTCGGTTGAGCGATTCAAGGAACTCGCAAGACCGACATCTAAGCATATCGACGAGGGCGATGTAATGACATTCGTCAGAGAGTGCGAGGAGATAAAGATTATACCTGCTATTGGTTTAGAGCGTTTTAAGAAACTGATTAACGACCCAGAGGATAGTAGGAATAAAATTCTGCTTGAAGGAGGAGAATATAACGATAAGTGCGGTAAGCTGAAACAATGTGTAGGCTTACAGACTACCGTAGCATATTTCGTCTACGCTCACATGGTGATGGTAGATGGAGGTATGTTAACACGTACAGGCTTAATGCAGCATAACGACAGTTACGCAAGCAGAGAGAATGATAAGAATAGAGTACGCTTATATGATGATGCTATGAACGCAGCAGAAACATACTTAAGCAGTTGTTTAGCCTATATCAAGGCAACAGAGAAAGAAGATATTAACCCTGTAAGGGGTACAAGAATAAGGTTTCATGCTATAGGAGATTAAATTAAATGTCTAAGGTTGAAGAATTGCGCCAGCTGGCGAGAGTGATTAAAAATGAGACTGCTATCGGTGGTAACACTGCCGAGCGTGTTGGTAGTGCCTTCGAGGGTGTCGCAGATGCTATCGAGGGTATCGACCAGATTAATGAGATGGAAAAAGCCGTCGATGCAGTCAAGGAGAAGTTGAATGCAAGTAAGCAAGCTATTGAGCAAGCGGTCGCAGCTCTGCCTATTGCACAAGAGGCAGGCGACAGTGCAACAAAAGTGATGTCGCAAAAAGCGGTATCGGATGCCATTAAAGGACTTGATGACAAAGTGCGAGAAAACACCGATGCTGTTAAGGCTGTATCTAAGTTAGAGGAGTCTATTGTTGGAAAAGAAGAGGTTGTCACACCTTATGAGTTTACACAGGAAAAAGAGGAAAAGGGACAAATTTTTCCTCTTAAATGGATAAATATAGGCGGGACGTATATCCACTTCATGATTAACGTAGATGGTTACGATGCTGTTAAATTAATAGGACATTCAGAGAATGTGGTAAAGATTGCGTTCTTGAAGTCTATTGAAAATAAAAGAAACGGAGAGGATGTTCTTTTTGCAGGAGAAAACAAGCCAACTTCTATCTCTGCGAACACAGAGGTTACACTTAAGATACCGACAGATGCAAAGTTTCTTTATGTCGAGGGTGGTACGATTTTTGGACGTAGCTACTTGCAGTCATTAACACTCATCAAGCACGCTAAGATTGGAATATTGAAGCAGGTTGAGGCTAACAAAGAAAGCCTTGATAAGGCATTGAAGTTGGCAACAGAGAGTGCACAAGCAGCTGGGGTAGCGGTTTCGTTGAGGGAAAAGTTATACGGTAAGAAGATTACTGTGACGAAGGATAGTGGCGCAACAGTCAGAACACACAAGATTGTGTTCGGAAAATGGGGAAACGGGTTGTATAAGCATCTGTTAGTTCCTATCAAAGGTTATGAAAAGGTGCATCTGGTTGCAAACCCAACAGAAGGATTTGAATATACATTCCTTGTTGACGACGAAAATCTACAACAGACAAAAACATCACCTACATACGCACAGAATTACAGGGGAGAAGTAAAAGCTAAAGCGGGTGAGGATTTTTTCGTTGATGTTCCAGTTGACGCAGATTACCTGTATGTGTTATTCTATTATGAATTTTACACACCGAAAAACAAAATGGAACCGTCATTGATAGAACTTATCAAGGAGGGCGATTTTGAGGGGCTAAAAAAGGGAAACTCAACGAGCTATAGTGACGGTAAGTCTGTTGTAACTCTCGGAAGCTCTCTTTCTCAGTGCGGACAGGAGTTTAAGACACTATCTTGGGTCGAGCGTGTCAATGACCTTGTTGACATTAATATCGTCAACTCAGCTAAGAGTGGTGGAAATCTTGAAACTAATATCGACAGTGTATCTAAGGGTGACCTGATTTACTATGACAGCGTAAAGACAAAGATAGTTGTTTCAAGGAAATGTTATTGGTCTTTCAAACCGTCATATTTCCTCTGGGGCAATGCAGCAAACGGAACACCAGCAGGCGGTCTTAATCTATATAATCAATTGAAGAAAGCGTATGCTGTGACAAGGCAGCATGGCGCACAGATGATACTCGGAGGTGAAGACGCTTCATTAATAGGGCAGTACGAAAATAATAACCATTTGCCACTGTTGGGTGGCGCAAAGGCTTATGATGCTTGCATTAAGGCTTTTGCGAAAGACTTTAATGTACTTGTTTCTCCTATTAGTGTCGTTCATGACAAGTTAACATATAGTGGTAGTTATGGAACGTTGCCTTATAAGGGTACTGTTGAGAAGTATATGGGCGTACACGGCGGTTACAGATGTTCTTCGCCTTTCCTTATGCACGCAGACCTGTTGGGTAGATTACCACTCTCAAAGAGTGTCAAGGCATACAAGGTGAGAGAAACGTACAAGAACGGAAGTCCGTCTGTTACAGACCTGGTATACCAAGGTAACGAGGAGCGTTTGAAGTTCTTTAGAGGTCTTATGCCCGGAACGAATGGAATAACGCCTGTTCAGAAGATAGACAACATGGATAATGGAAGTTTCTCTGTACCAGAAACAAGTATCGCAATGACCGATAGAGTGTACGATAGCGAAACTTATCATTTCCTTAACGGTGATGAAGTCACATTCTATAAGTGGGCATTATTCGAAGCTATCCTCGAGCAAGTGTTGATTGATAAGTTTACTTTCAGCGCAATTTCGTCAAAACGGCCGACAGGTGTTTACTACGCAGTTATGATTGATGGTGTAACAGAATGGCGAACAGCTCACTTCGAGTACTCTGACGGCGTGGTGTCATTCACTGCTAAAGATGAAGAAATCGTTATTGATATTTCTGTGCAGGATTTCCGCAAGAAGCATATCCTGCAAGACTATGATAAGGTACGTGTGCTTGTAAATTATGCAGATGAGGAAAACTGGACCATGGCAAAACCTGTTGTAAGTGGGTATAATGGTGTTGCAAAGTCTGTTCAAGGTGTAGAGAATAAGTTGCGCAAGCATGGTGCTGAACTTATGGATAAAACAAGTGTAGAAAGCGGTTGGACATTCGGAGGTGGCGCAAGTGTAAAGGCTTTCCCTGCTTCAATGGCGAATTATACACGTTACAACGATGTGAAGAAGCACATACAGCTTGAAGTTGACGGTGATAGTTGTAGTAAAACTATCACTATCGAAAAAGGAGTCTCAAGAGTTGCCGTGCGTGTTATTGCTCAGATGTTTCCTAAGTATGCGACTAAACGTTTTGTCGGCACATCAGATGAGAACTCAGAGTATGTAGATTCAACAAAGGCTACTGTTCGCCCTGCTGATTATAATTGCGGAAAGTTGATTGTAACTTTGAATAAGGCCGCAGTTCAGCACACTATAATTGACAACGGTTGGTCTGAAAGCTACTTTGAGTTTGATATTGATAGTTCTGATACGGAAATCAGTGTCAAGATAGAGCGTGATACGTTGGTCGACAATAGTTATATCAATCATTTACGCCCTGTAATGATTCACGATGTGAGTGTACAAAAGGTTTGGTAATTTATAATATAAATATTATGGTAGAACTGATTTTAATTTTAGCACCTCTATTGAGGTTAGTAGTAGTAGCTTTCTTCGTTGTTTTCGCGGCAATGTCTATTGACTTACTTGTAGGATTGCATAAATCAAGACTTCGAGGAGAGAAAAGACGCTCGGATAGCTTGAAGCGAAGTGCGTACAAGTTCGTACTTTACGAGGGCGGAATGTGTATTGCAGCATTGATTGACGTATGTTTCTTTCTTTGTCACGGCTTCCAGCTGTTCGGAGTAAGTATTTTACATGGTATTCCTGTAATGTCGTTTGTATTGGCGATATTCTTCTGTGCTGTCGAAGGCTTATCGGTAAGAGAGAAGGCAGACGAGAAGATACACAGCGAATTAAGCAGGGCAGAAAGACTTGCAAAGCATATCCTTACACGTGATGAATGGATAGAATTGATCACCGCTGCAATGACGAAGGTACAAGAGAATAACGACAAGGTAAGCCATAGCCCTTGGGGTGCTAAAAGAAAGGAGAATGAAGAATGAGAACGATTAAGTATATAGCGGTTCATTGCACCGCAAGCCATCAATCACAAACGATTGAAGGCTTAAAGCAAGAATTCAAACGTAAAGGGTGGGTTAATCCAGGATATCATTATGTGGTATCTCCAGATGGTAAAATCACCCTGTTACTCGAAGAAGAAAAAGTAAGTAACGGTGTAAGAGGTTACAACTCAGAAACTATCAATGTCGCTTATATTGGTGGCATTGATAGAACAGGAAAGCCGATAGACAACCGAACAGACGAGCAGAAAACAAGCCTGCGTTCTCTGCTGAAGATGCTTCACAAGAAGTACCCTACAGCAGTTATTCAAGGACATAGGGACTTTTCTCCAGACTTGAATAAGGACGGCAAAATCACTCCTAACGAATGGATGAAGGTTTGCCCTTGCTTCGACGTGAAGACAGAGTACGCTAACTTATAATATCAATAGAGATGGGAAAGAAAGTTTTAATGTTTTTCGTTGGTGTTCTTGTCCTGCTTGTGCTTGCAGGGTGTAGAACGCAAAAGATTGTGGAGGTAAGGACTATTCACGATAGCATCTTCCAGACACGTGACAGCATTGTGACAAGGTACGTGCAAGATAGTATCTCAGAACGTGAGAAAACGGTTATACTGACCAAGCACGATACTATCAAGGGCACAGACACTGTTTTTGTCACACGTGAGTATTATAAGGATAGGTGGCGAGTGCGCACAGATACCATTCAGAAGGTTGTCTATAAGTATAAGGAGAACACCGATACTAAAGAGGTTAAAAAAGCCCCTAAAGAAAAGAAAAAATGGTATCAAAAAAAGATTTCATTCCTGACCTTCGCTATTGCTGGCGTTGCGTGGTTAATTGGATATCTATACATTAGGTTAAGACGATAGTTTATAGATGGTGCGGTACAGGAAGAGTATCGCACCATCTTATTTTTATCAGTTTTCGTTTTTACAGCGTTCAATTCTTTTCTGTGGTAACTTATATACCTGCAAGATTATCGAGTATTTGACGGAAAGCAACGTCGGCATGCTTTCTCATTATCTTTAAGTAGTTGAATATAGGTCGGTTATTCTTTACCGACTGACCGATACAATACTCTAATACTTCGAGGCTAATACCGAGGTCGAAACCATGCTGAACAAATGATTTACGTGCTGTATAATAGCATACCTTTCGGTAATCTTGTATGTCGATATCCTTTGCAAGGCTCTTTATTGAGCGAGTGACATAGGCGAGAAAATTCTTATAAGAGAATTTATAACCGAAATCAAGCCTGCCAGTATTACGATTCATCCATTTACTAATTAGTTCCTTCGCCTCCGGCTGGAGAGTGAAAGAAATACGTTTATCGGATAGTTTCATGTTACGGGACTTATGTCGAGTATATTCAAGAACAGATACACCCCGAAAATCTATCTCAAGAAGGTCTATGAGGTTGATGCCTCCGAGATAATAGGAGAGCATGAAGATGTCACGAGCAATCCTCTGTTTCTTTAATCGTGGTTGTGCGTCTCTAATAGCTCGCACGTCTTCTACTGATATATCAAGCTCACGTTCTGGGTCTGCTGGTCGTTTCCAATATGTAAAGGGGTGTACGCTATAGGTTACGAGTTGCATTCTTATGGCACGATTAACGATTGTACGGGTCATTGAAAGGGTCATACTGATGTATGTTTGTGACACCCCTTTTCGTTTTAACCAACGTTCGAACTCTGATATAGTAATAGTACTAATTTCAGAAAGAAAAACATCACCGCCTGTAAATTCAAAGAAGAGCCTCAACGAGTTTTGAAGCATGCCAGCATAAGAGCCACGTCCGTCCTCGATGAGTTCCTTCTGATATTGTTCTGATACTTGCTTAAATGTAACCTTTGAGGAATGAGTACGCATCGACTTTAGGAGGTCCCGAAGTTCCTTGCAGGTATAATCCTCTGGAGAGTCAATACGCTCTAATCTCTCTTCATAGTCATTGAGAAGATTACGGAGCTTAATATTAATTTCATGTGCGTTAGGAACTCTCACCACTATTCCGTTATCGAACTCTGAAAGAGCATTAACAGAATAAGGTGTAACGATGTAATGAGTTTCGGATCTGTGACCAATGGAAATACGAATCTTATATGAACCATCTTTTGATTTTGTGTGCTTGAGCACTGCGAGTTTGATTGTTGCCATTATACTTAATTCTTAAAACGAATAGAAAAAACTTGCTTAGCGGTCCAAAATTGGACGAAATAAGCGTTTTTTTTATTCCCGAATAGCGTAACGGCTGGGGAGTTGAAAAAGAAAAAGTACCTAAAAACCAGTGTTATAGGTACTTTTTCAAGAGGTG